GAAGGCACCCGCAACAACGCCCTTTTCAACATCGGCATCTACCTCAAGAAAGTCATCCCCATCCACTGGGATGACGCCATGATAGAGCACAACCTAAAGTACGTCTCGCCTCCGCTGCCCAACAATGAGGTGCAAGTCCTCGTTAAGCAGCTGAGTAAAAAAGACTACAAGTACAAGTGCAAGGACTCGCCCTTGAACAGCTTTTGCAACAGCGGCCTTTGCAGGACTCGCAAGCATGGGATCGGGGCCCACGGACCAGACTCCCCGCAAATGTCCTCCCTGTCCAAGTACAACTCCGAGCCGCCGCTGTGGTTCCTCGACATCAACGGCAAGCGCATTGAACTCGACACTGAGAGCCTGTATGTACAGGCCGCATTCCAGAAGGCCTGCCTTGAAAAAATCAACCTGCTGCCGCCCACACTGCGCAAGCAGGACTGGGAGCAGATGCTCAATGCACTGCTCAAGGAAATGGTGGAGACTGAGCAAATTACCGAGGCCAGCGAGGACACCAGCATCACCGGCCGCTTCAACGACCTGCTCGAGGAGTTCTGCACGCACCTGCAGCAGGCAATGGACCGTGACGAAATCCTCATGGGCCGTCCATGGACGGACGACAACGAGGCCAAGACCTACTTCCGCATGAAAGACTTGGACGCGCACCTGGTGCGCAACAACTTCAAGGGCATGACCGCGCCAAAGATGGCCCAACGGCTGCGGGATCAGGGCGGCGAGCCCATCAGCCTCTTCCTCAAGAACCGCGCCGCGCGCTGCTGGAAAATCCCCCGCTTCAGCCGCCAAGACGCCCCATTTGACACGCCAGAGCAGCGCACTAACCGGAGCCCATTCTGATGTTAAAAATTGACGGACATGACGACGCTATTCTTGGCCCTGCCTGCATATGGCGGGGCTCCAGCCGGGTAGATGTGCTGGTATACGACGCAGAGCTTATCCGCGAAAGTCTAATGCGTGATGGCATGACCAGCGAAGATGCACGCGAGTTCATTGAGTTCAACATCGAATGCGCATACGTCGGGGAGGACACCCCCATCCTTGTCTGGACACAGGACATGTGGGATGAAGGGGAAGAGGAATGACTACCACCAAGGTGTTCGGGCCGCCTGGCACAGGCAAGACGACCTTCCTGCTCAAGATGGTGGAAACAGAACTTGAGGACAAGGTCCACCCGACGAAGATTGGCTACTTCGCCTTTACTAAGAAGGCCTCCACTGAGGCCAAGGACCGGGCCATTCAAAAGTTCCCCCACTTGAACCCCGACAGCGACTTCCCGTTCTTCCGCACGCTGCACAGTCTGGCCTATCGGTGCCTGGGCATTAGCCCCAAGGACATGATGTCGCCCGAGCACTACAAGGAGTTTGCCCAGGAGGCCGGCATTGAGTTGGCCATCGAAACCGGCGACGAGGATTTTGCGGTCAAGGCAGACCATCCCATCCTCAACGAGATTAACATTGCACGGATCAAGGGCCTGGACCTGCGCGCGCACTACAACCAGTCCAGCATGGACATTGGGTGGTATCACTTTGAGTATGTGGAACGCGCCTACCGGCACTACAAGACCTCACACGCCCTGCTGGACTTCACCGACCTCTTGGAGCACGTGCTGCTGGAACCAGAGCGCCTTCCCAACCTGGAAGCCCTGATCATCGACGAGGCACAGGACTTGTCCCGTTTGCAATGGAGGCTGGTCGAGCAACTTGCGTTGCGAGCCCAGCGCTGCTTTTTGGCAGGCGACGACGACCAGGCCGTCTACACCTGGGCCGGAGCAGACGTCAGCAGCTTTTTAAACTTTCCGGGCGACGTCAAGGTGCTGGACCAGTCCTACCGCGTGCCCTCAAACATCCACGCCCTGGCCAACCGCGTGGTAACCCGCATCAGAAACCGCCAGCCCAAGGTCTGGAGGGCTCGTCAGGAGGGGGGCAGCGTTCACTACTACAACGACTTCCAACAGGTTGACATTACCCATGGCAACTGGCTCATCCTGGCCAGCGCCAACTACATGCTCAACGACATGCACGAGTGGATCAAAAGCCAGGGCCTGCTGTTCGAGCGCCACGGACAACGCAGCGTAAGCGAGGCTGTCCTGATTGCCGTGCTGGGCTGGGAGAAGCTGCGCAAGGGCGGCGAAGTACCCTACCCGGTTGTCAAGCAAATCTACAAGTACATGGACAGCGATTTCATCAAGCATGGCCACAAGATGCTGCGCACCGCCGACACAACCATTAGCTACACCCTTGATCTGCTGAAAGAAAAGCACGGACTTCTTTCTGCAGTGATCTGGCACGAGGCGCTGACCAAGATCAGTGAAGACCGCCGTGACTACATGGTCTCGCTCTTGAAACGCAATACACGGCTCACGGGCCACGTGCCCATCAAACTGTCCACGATCCACGGGGCTAAGGGCGGCGAGGCCGACAATGTGCTGCTGCTGTCCGACCTGTCCACCCGTTCTGCAAGGGAATACGACAGGAACTCTGATGACATCAACCGCCTGCTGTACGTGGGCATCACCCGCGCCAAACAAACGCTGCATGTTGTCCTGCCAAAAAACGAACAAAAAGGCTTCCGGCTATGAAACGTGACATCAAGACCATGTCCATGTTCCCCCGGATTTCCGAGTGGCTGCCGCCGGCATCTTTCCCCAACCTCAGTGAAGCCAAGGAGATTGCAATTGACCTCGAAACCTGTGACCCCAATATGGAAAGCCTGGGCCCGGGCTGGCCTCGGAATGACGGTTACATTGTTGGTTATGCCATTGCTATCGATGGCTGGGCTGGCTATTTCCCTGTTGCTCATGCTGGTGGCGGCAATTTGGACAAGCGCATCGTGGAGCGCTGGATGCGTGATGTCTTGGCCACGCCGGCGGACAAAATCATGCACAACGCCGCCTACGACCTCGGCTGGCTCAGGGCCGCTGGATTTGAAGTAAACGGCACCATTTACGACACCATGCTGGCCGCGCCAGTGCTGGACGAGAACCGCTTCAGCTACGCCCTGAACTCCCTAGGCTTTGACTACCTCAAGGAGGTCAAGTCCGAACAGGGCTTGAAGGAGTCGGCGCAGGACTTTGGTGTGCACCCCAAGAAGGAGCTGTGGAAGCTGCCGGCCATGCACGTGGGTGAGTATGCCGAGCAGGACGCGGCGCTCACCTTGAAGCTGTGGCACCACCTGAAGGTGCTCATGCGTAAGGAGGAGGTTGAGTCGGTCTTCAACCTGGAAACAGAGGTGCTGCCTGTCCTTGTTAACATAACGCTGAGGGGCATCAACTTCAACCGGGCCAAGTGCGAGCAGGAAATGGCCAAGATGCGCGGCAAGGAAACAGACATTCTGAAGTACCTGAAGAGCCAGGCCGGCATGCAGGTGGACATCTGGGCCGCGCAGTCCATCGCCGCGGCATTTGACCGTCTGGCCATCCAGTACCCCAAGACCGCCCAAGGCGCGCCGAGCTTTACCAAGAGCTTTCTGGACACCCACGAGCACCCCCTGGCCAAGATGATCCTGGAAGCGCGGGAATTGAACAAGACCCACGGCACGTTCTTGGAGCCCTACTTGAAGCACAGCGCCAAGGACGGCCGCATCCACACCCATTTCAACCAAATGCGCAACGAGGACGGCGGCACGGTGACGGGCCGGCTGTCGGCGTCCAACCCCAACCTCCAGCAGGTGCCCGCCAGGCACGAGATCATTGGCCCCCTGGTGCGAGGCCTGTTCCTGCCCGAGGACGGCCAGATTTGGGCTGCCAACGACTTCTCCTCCCAGGAGCCGCGCCTGCTGGTGCACTACGCCACCCTGCTGGGCCTGCCGGGCGCAGAGAAGATGGCGCAGGCCTACCGCGACAACCCCGACACAGACTTCCACCAGATGGTGGCGGACATGGCCGGCCTTAAACGCAAGGCTGCCAAGACCATCGGCCTGGGCTTGATGTACGGCATGGGCAAGGCCAAGCTGGCGCATAGCCTGGACCTGCCCCTGGACGAGGCCATCGAACTGATCGCCACGTTCCACAGCAAGGTCCCGTTCCTGAAGGGCACCGTGGATGCGGTGATGAAGCGCATTGAGCACCCGACCTCTGGCGGGTCCATCCGCACGCTCCTGGGCCGCAAGTGCCGCTTCCCGCTGTGGGAGCCCGTGGAGTGGGGCGTGAACAAGGCGCTGCCTCACGAACAGGCAGCCATGGAATACGGCTCACGGATCAAGCGCGCAGGCACCTACAAAGGCTTGAACAAGCTGATCCAAGGATCAGCCGCCGACCAGACAAAAGCGGCCATGGTGGCGCTGCACAAGGCGGGGTTTAGCCTGATGCTGCAGGTGCATGACGAGGTGGCGTTGTCGGTACGCAACATTGATGAGGCTCGCGCCGCTGCTGACATCATGGCCAAGGCCGTGACCCTGGAGGTGCCCTCCCGCGTTGACGTGGAGACTGGATCAAGCTGGGGAGATGCGGCATAATGGGGTTGGAGTCAATGCAGTTGCCTCCTGTCTCCTAGAGTTCGGGCCGGGAGTAGGATTCCGGCCCGTTTTTTCACACGTTAACGAGTCTTTAGAAAGGAGAATTCAATGCCAATGCCCCTCAAGTTACGAGAAACAGTTGTCCCTGCTCACCCGGAGCCATACATACGTCAGTCGGTACGTGTAGCACTACGCCAGCGCAAGCGAGGCCGTCCCAAGAAGGTCGGACGCCCGAAGAAGAATACTTACGACAATATGATTCGTGCCTCGCCCTCCAAGCGCGCGGGGCAGCGTTACAGGAGCGTCGCTGTGCCTGAAGATGCGTATCACATGCTCAAGGAAGTTGCTGCCTTTTACGAAGTCGGCATGGGCAACTACATGTACAGCCTCATCCTCCCTGCCTTCCATCACGCCTACGAAGAATCTCTCACCCTGCAGCGCATCGCTGAGAACAAAGAAAAAGCCAAACAGAAAGCCCCAGATGAAATACCTAACCGAGATGGCGTTCCCCGTCGAACTCACTTTTGAAGTGCTCCCGGCCATGCTGGTGGAAGGCACAGAACTGCCCGCGCTGTTGGACATCACCAAGATTCTGCTGACCATCAAGGGCCCGAGCGGCAAGCCTCGCCAGGTGGACATCACCAAGACGCTAACCGAGGAGCAGATCATGCTGCTTGAGGACGAGATCATGGAGAAGTACGATGAAAATCCTTCGCTTTGAACGCAATGACGAAGCCGTAGCCTGGGCCAAAAAGGTCATCGGCATCAACGGCATGACAGGAGACGTCACCACCGTGAGCCTGGTGGATGACAAGGACGAGTTCTTGGCCGTCACCGTCTTCTCCGCTCACACAGGCACCAACATTGACATGCACATCGCAGCGCGGCCCAGGAGTAACTGGTTCTCGCGTAGGTTCTTTAAAGCATCCTTTGAGTTGCCCTTCCTTGTGCTTGAAGTACCGCGGGTCACGGGTCTCATCCGCGCAGAGAACCTGGACGCTCAGTACTTTGTCTCTCGCCTGGGCTTTCAGTACGAAGGACGCCTGCGCAAGGCCTTCCCCGATGGAGGAGACTTGACGCTGTACAGTCTGCTGCGAGAAGAATACTTGAAACACCCTTTAAATAAAATTATTCAAAAAGTTGTTGACAGTTGATATAGACGTGCTACTATCGGGCTGCATTCACAGAAAGAGAGAAAGACTGCCATGACCAAAAAGTCCACACCCAAGGCCGGCCGAGCCTTTAAGCAACTTGCCTCTACAGGGAGGTACGTCAGCACCGGCAAGGTGCTGATAGGTCTAAGCTATCAACCTAAGCCTGCCCATTTAGATTGCGATGAAGAGCTGATTCAAGGTCTTCTCCTTGGCACCCATCGGCCGGCCATAACCATCACACAAGTCGCCTACGTGATGGTGCTGATCCTGTTGTTCGGAAGCCTTTTCATTTCCTGCAAGTCATGAGGAAGCGCAGCAGCTACCGCCCGCGGGCCGTGCTCCAAGACCCCCTGGGGTTTGTTCTGTCAGGGCTGCGTCCCTTGAGGGATGTGCCGGGCGTTTTCCTGGACCTGCAACTCAAGAACCGCGCAGCGTTGGAAGAGGTCCGGCGCGGGCTGGCCACCAAGGCAGACATTGACGTCCTTGTTGGTGCCTTCAACATCGCAGAGGCGCTGGCCCTCAAGGGCCTTGGACGCGACTGGCTGGAAGAAATCAATGCCGCCCAAGACGCTCTGCTTGAGCTGGTGCGAAGGGGCATTGAACGAGGAATGAGGTTCATCATGACCGCCAAGCAGTGGGAGGCACTGAAGCTGGTGATGGACCTGCATGAGGAGCAGTTGGCTAACGCCACTGTTCTGGACATCGAGAGGGCGCACGACTTTGTTGAGGCGGTTATCCGCCAAGGCAAAGCCCGTGCAATTGTTCAATTAAACAAGGAAACCACATGAATAAATCTAGTCAAATCCGCGAGCATTTTCGCAAACATCCTGACGCCGGAGTAGTCGAAGTGGCAGCAAAGTTCAAGGCGTCCAAGCCCATGACCTACAAGCTCCGTACTCAGGTTCGCGCCGAGACCGAGCCGGCCGATACGGTGCCCATGCCGACCCCAGAGCACGAGGCAGCGTCTCGGGCCGCATCTTTGGTAAGCAGGGCCAAGCTCACAGACAAGCAGCGCAAGGCGCGCACAGCGAAATACTTTCCAGACCTTGCAAAGGTCATTGTGGGGAATGTATTGGACGCGCGTGGTCAGGATTACGGTAAGTTCCGGGACAGCGCTGGGCTGATGCAGGGCATCAAACGGTTGCTCGCGGACCACGCAGCAAAGCACGACAAGGTGTTCGCCGATGACCAGTGGGAGGCCTTGGAGATGATCGTCCACAAGATCAGCCGCATCGTCAACGGCAACCCCGACAAAGTCGACCATTGGGTCGACATTGCAGGCTACGCAACCCTGGTAGCCGACCGCCTTGAAGGCATTGATCGTTAATTACCCCAACCGACACGGTCTGCCATCAGACACGGTCATTTTTAAAGAAAGCGAGAAAGTCATGAAGAAAATTATTGGAGCTACGAAGGCCTGGCTGCCCGAGTACAGCCGGTTGAGCCCTGCGGACATGCAGGGCGACAAGGCCGTTGAGTCGATGGCGTTCTGTGCCGCCGACATGAGGGCAGGCGGCTGGACCTATGTGGGGGAGGCCACCATCACGGTGGACATGATCTTGACGCCCAACGAGCTGGTTGCCAGCAAGATCGAGACCCTGAAGACGCAGCAGGCAAGGGTGCGTGTGGAGGCTCAGGAAAAGCTCAACCGGCTGGAGGACATGATCCAAAACCTCCTGGCCATTACCTATGTGGAGGAGCCATGAACGAGCAGGATACCTACCTCGGGGACGGCGTCTACGCCAGCTTTGACGGTCACGCGATCTGGCTGGCCGTCAACCACCACAAGAATAAACAGGTGGCCCTGGAGCCCGCGGTCATGGCGGCCCTGCTGCGCTTCGCCGATAAGGTGTTGGGCAAGAAGGAGGTGTCGCCATGATCTGGCCCTTTCCTACCGGGCCGCTGCCCCCGTACCAAGAGCCACGGGCCCCGAGCGGGCCTGTGTATCCGGCTGACGCAGAGGAGGCACCGCTATGAGCATGAACACGCCGTTTCATTTGAGGCAGCGAGAGTTCAACGAATTCAACGCCGGCAACCCGCTGGTGTGGGAGCACTTTGAACGCTTCACGCTGCAGGTCATCAACGCCGGGCACCGGAAGATCAGCCACTGGCTCATCATCAACCGCATCCGCTGGGAGGTGGTGATAACCACCACGGGCGCGGACTTTAAGATTTGCAACAACTTCATTGCCTTCTACGCGCGCTTGTTCGTCAAGGTGCATCCGCAGTACCGCTTTATCTTTAACCTAAAGCGCATGGTTGACGAGCCATGGCACGAGGACATGCCGCTATGACAACCCAAGAAAAAATGCTGAAGTTCCTACGCGCCATTGTTGCCAAAAATCAGCAGTACACCACCTGGACCGTGTCCACGCCGCACTTGTTGCTGCTGTGGGAGACGGCCCAGGAACTGGAGCGTGAAGCGTGTTGGGCAAGGGCGGACGTTGCACTGTTTAAAGCAGAGAGGGCGCTGCGCAACAGGGTCTTGAAGGCTATCCGCACTGGGGGGCAAACATGACAGAGTTTGAAACTTCTGTTTGCGGCATACCCTGCCGCGTCCGCGTGACGGAGTGGGAGCCGTACTGCCCCGCCGTCCTGCGCGCCGACCCTGATGACAGCACTGAGGAGGAAGGCGGGCACGGGAACTGGGAAATCCTCGACCGCAACGGCCGACCCGCGCCGTGGCTGGAGCGCAAGATGACGGGGGAGTCCCTTGCCCAACTGGAACACGAAATCTACAACCACATGGAGAATTGACATGGAACTCAAGACAAAACGACGAACCTTTAAAGAGGTGGCAGCCATGGCCTACGCCAAGGGTCACGCCGATGGCTATGCTGATGCGGTCCAACTGCACGCGCAGGTCCCGGATGCGTTGCAGGCCGAAAACAAGCGGCTGCAGGCGTGCCTGGACAAGGGTATTTGGTCACGGCTCACGGACCTGTTCAAGGGGAACAATAAATGATTGGATGGGCATGGTGGCACTTCATGAACTTCATCGGTTTTAGACGGGTACTGTATTTACCCTCTGCTAAAGGGCTGTTTATGGCCGACTTTTATGCGTGGGAATATGCGCCTTCATTAGGGAAGCGTGACTACACCGAACGGGATTTCCCGTTTTACATGTTTTGGGGGAAATAAAATGCTATTTGAAGAATGGTGGGACCAGTTGACCAAGGCAGAGCACAAGCGGATTGGGGCGTCCAACGCCCGGTTTGTCTGGGAGGAATGCCAGAAGTACACGCTGATGACCATTGAGGATGCGTGCAAGGCCCAAGCGGCCTACGACCAGGGGATGAAGGATGGGCGTGAGCGCTTTGAGGTGCACATTGCCGGCTGGACCCTGACCCCTGGCGTGCAACCTGGCATGATCTGGATTAGGGACGCCGGCGGCGAAGGCGGCGACTTTCACGTTCACGAACTGGCCGAGGCGATCGGCAAGTTTTACCAGGAGAAGTTTTGATGCACACTGCAGCGCACTCTATCGTCGAGGCGATCGGCAAGTTTTACCAGGAGAAGTTTTGATGGATGACGGAGACTACACCATGGTGGATGAGATCATGCATTGGGTGACCATTGTGATCCTCTTCCTGATGACTGCTGTGTTTCTTGGCGGATTGGTTGGGTTTATTTGGGCCGTGATATGACGCAAGATGAAATTATCAAGATGGCAGACGCATCGGGGCTTTCATACTACGGTATGAGCAAGGACAGAGATAGGTTTTTGCATCACGTTGAAACCTTTGCCGCCCTTGTCTCATCAGCAGAGCGTGAGGCTTGCGCGAAGTTGTGTGAGGCACAAGGCGAGTACGGCTGTCAGCAGTACGCTGCCGCCATCAGAGCAAGGAGCCAAGCATGAAAAACTACAGTCTTGAATGGGATACGCCAAAAGCCGCCTTTGCCGATTTAGTTGGCAAAACTTTCGTTTCCATCAAACCCAATGATGATGATGTGATTGAGATTGTCTGCGCTGACGGCGCTATCTACGTAATGCACCATGATCAAGAATGTTGTGAACATGTCCGTGTTGAGAGCATCGTAGGCGACTTGGCCGACCTCGTAGGTACGCCCATCTTAGTAGCCGAGGAAGTGTCTAACCAGACTGACCCAGAAGGCTACAAGCCCTATGACGAATATCGAGACAGTTTCACTTGGACGTTTTACAAACTAGCAACCCTTAAAGGCTGGGTTGATATCCGCTGGCTTGGTGAGTCAAACGGTTACTACGGCGAGTCAGTTGATCTTAAGTGCGTTGTGCCGGGCATAGCCAAAGCAGAAGGAGAACAAACATGAGCCGCTTACTACACGCTGCCGCCCGTGAGGCGAGGATGCAAGTAACTAATGATCGAGGGGGCTGGTTAGATGCTGCGTACATTCCTACCGCAGATTACAAAGGTGACGACTTTCGCATCCACCCGGATGATGCCCACCTACAGTATGGCCCCATCAGCACGGCGCTGCGAAAACTGGCTAAAGATGATTCGTGGAATCCAAGTGATGCTGAAGAGCGTGCCCTTGCGCTTGTGGTTGCGAGGCAATTTCAAGCCTGTTTTGATGATGAGACTGACTTTGAACTGTATTATTTATTCTTGGCCGAAGCACTGGCCGATGAGGGGATGTGATGACTAAAAACGAAGCACTGAAGCTGGCATTGGTGGCGTTGGAAGAATCACAGACTGACAATGACACGATGGAATTCTGGGACAGAAAAATAAAAGCCACCACCGCCCTGCGCGAAGCCTTGGCACAGCCAGAGCAGGAGCCGGTGGCGCGGGTTGCGGAAGTTCACATGAGCAGGTACACGCTGGAATGGACGAACGGCCCACTACCCGAGGGTACTGAGCTTTTTTCACCCGCAGCACAGCGACCGTGGGTAGGTCTGACTGACGACGAAATTTTTCGCGCAGACCCTCGAATTGGAACATCAGACTCAAATGTCAATCCATACCAAATACTCATAAATGCCCGAACCATCGAAGCCATGCTGAAGGAGCGCAACAATGGATGATGATGAATGGCGCAAAATTGACAGGTGTATTCATGGTTATTTTCAATATGACCAGTGCGAATATTGCCATGCACCCAAGCGTGAGTGGGTAGGGCTGACGGAGGATGAAATGAGTGAGTGCAACTTTGACGCCGACGAACACATGGTCGACCGAGAGATAGCCAAGCGCAATGTGCAAGCCATGCTGAAGGAGAAAAATTATGGCTGAATATTTCCACCCCGCCTACCCAAAGCTGTACCGCATTGGGGGCGAGTACGCGCCGGGGCTGGCTAGGCTGTTCGGGGCGCAGGAGTGCCACGGGGGCCGGGAGCATGCGGTTAAAGACGGGCCCGGCCCTGGCGGACAATGCATTCGATGCGGCGTGCATGTGCTGAACAAGGAGTGGACATGAAACAAGGATGTGCTGAACAAGGAGTGGACATGAAACCGGATGTGAAACAAAGCTTTGAATCGGAACTGGAAGAGGGGGAGGGGACGGCGGAGGCGGCCCTCCGAGGGGTCATGGAGGCTCTCGGCTCACGGACCATGGTTCAGGTGGTCATCCTGACCGCGGGCGGGCAGAAGTACGCCCTGATCGGGCCGGTGATGAACGGCGAGGATGTGACAGAGATTGAGTTTGGCGACCTGATTCCCATGGAAATAGCGGGCAAGATGCTCTCAGGAGAGCACAGGCGCTGGCTGGGGACGCACTTGCAATAGGGCGGAGGTTAACGACCTGGGCCGTCCACGCGGTCTGTTCAGACAGTGATTTGTAGGAGTCAACGACCTGGGCCGTCCACGCGGTCCGTCTCTTCGAGATTGTCCATGCGGATGTCTGTGCGGTCACCGTTCAGGAACCTCAGGCGGTTCTCGGTCCAATGGCCCATGCACAGGAACCACACAATCTTGGCGGCCAGGTAGGACGTGCCTTCAAACCGGACACGTAGTTCAGGGGTGTCCTTTGTGGTCTCGGTGCCCGCAAACTCGCCACGCAGCCGTCCATACCGCCAGATCAGCATGCCATTGCCGCTGTCACGGTATGACAGCATCTCCCGCATGTAGGCGAGGGTGTTAGGTTCAGGTTTGCTCA